AGAGAAGAAACATGTTGAAGAGAAGAAACATTTTGAAGAGAAGAAACATGTTGAAGAGAAGAAACATGTTGAAGAGAAGAAACATGTTGAAGAGAAGAAAGTAAATAAAGGAGTAGGTGCTGGAGGTGCAAATACAAATATTTTAGGAAAGAAATTTGAAGAAAATACAAGTATGGAAGAAAATTTATACAAAAATGGATTTGTAAAAAAGATAATGAATAATACTAAATGTGGATACTATTTGAAGAATAAAATAAGTGATACAAAAATAATATATTTAACACAATCAGGTTTGAAAACTTATTTCAAATTGAAATACGATATAACATTGTGTCGAAATCCAGACGAAGCATACATAATTAAAACAAAAGATAAATGCATAGTTAAAATTTTAGAAAAAAAAGAACAACGACAAGAAGGTTCGGTAGAAACAAAATTGTGGGCGGGACCGTCGTTGAAAAGAGAATATGAAATCATTTTAGGAACTGATTTCATTGTCGAATATGCGTATTGTATAAATAATTTTTTGTCTGAAAAAATTAATTCTGGCATTAAAAAATACAATGTTTTGAAGCAAATACTAAAAGAAAATAATATTATTATTTTACATGCTAATCAAAAAGATTATTTTGATAAATTAAAAAATTGGATTAATATGTTTTGATTATAATTTCATTAGTTTTTTTAGATGGGTCTTTAGAATGGATTGCTCTACGACATTCAACAACTTCTATTGAGTAAATAGCTGGAGGAAATGATTCAATAACTAATTTCACATTGGCATTGCTCATCATAAAATTAATATTGTGTAGCATTAAATTTTCACACATTTCAAATAATTTTTTATGTTGATTAATATCAAAACCATCTGAATTATATTTTACAAATGATGTATTTTTTTCAGGAGCATAAGGAGGATCTAAATATGCAAAATCTCCATATTTTATTTTTAGTAATGATTGTTCGAATCCGATACATTCAAATTCAACATTTTGTATTAATTCACTAATTGTTAATATTGTTTTCTCATCAATTATTTTCGAATTTTCGTAATGTCCAAAAGGAACATTGAAACCATTTGGTCCAATTCTATATACACCTCTAAAACAAGTTTTATTAAGAAATATAAACATTGCGCTACCAATAATATCACTTTTTTCATCTGTTGTTAAATTATTGTATCGACTTCTAATCCAGTAATAATAAGATTCTGTTGATGTCATTGCTTCTTCTAATGTTTTAGGTTTTCTATTTATTGCTGTATCTTTACATAATGAATATTCATTAATAATTTCTGATATTTTTTTAAATAATTCATTTGGTTTCGATTGAACATTTTTATAAACATTTATTAAATCACTATTAAGATCATATGCATATATTTTATTTGTCACTGTTATTTTACCATCTCTAACATAACTTAATAATGCTAATAAAGTGCTTCCACCTCCTAAAAATATATCATGATAATTATTCATTTTCTTCGGATAATATTCAATTAATGTATCAATAATTTGCGTTTTTCCACCAACCCATTTCAAAAATGGTTTGATTATTTCTACATTATCTGTCATTAATTGTATTTTACTATTATTACCATTTACATTTTTGTTTTCATTTTTTTCCATTCTTGTATATTATTCATATAATTAAAAATTAATTTTTAAGTCTTTTTCGTAAATCCTCAATTTGTTTACGATTATTATAAAGTATCATTTTCAAACGTTCTTTGATGGCATTCATTGTTTCATCGTCATCTTTACTATTGATGAAGCGTTCAAATTTTCTAACTGTTGATTGAGGTAGCACTTTAAAAAGTTGTTTAAATTTCTGTTCTAATGTATCTGCATTATCATAATACATTTTTTCGAGAACTTCATTTCTTTGTTCGATATTCCATTTTTCACCATCGTAAATTAAAACATAATCTTTTTGAATATTTGAGATATAAATATTTTGATTTTCTGGTTGATTTGGATTAAAATGAATTCGTTCAACATGTGTTTCAACAGCTTTGAAACCTTTATCTAGAATTTTTTTATATTCATCATCTGTAATTACTGATTTATTTTCTTGTCCAAATGCTGTAATATTGAAATTATTATTTTGTCCAATATTGATTTGTTTGTCAATATTAAATTGATTTCCAATAATTTGTTTATATTTTTCATTTTCAGTTTCTAAAACAGAAAGTTTTTTCTTAATTTCTGTCATTTCATTCAACAACTGTTCTAATTGATTATCTTTTTCTCTTTTTACTTGACAATGACCTCCGATAATATGTTTATTTAGAACATCGATTCTGGAAAATGATTTTTTACAGTAATTACAAATTGGTTTATCACATTTATTATGATTATTTTCATCATCTTTATTAATAGTTTGATGACATGGTTTTTTACGATTAATATGTTTTGAATAATTATTTTTTTGATCGAATGTTTTATTACATTTATCACATGTGTATAAAACCATTCTTATATATTTACAAGTGTTTAATATTTTGTTAATTAACGGTGGGTTAATAACACAATTATTTATTCGCTATATTGACTTTCGTTTAAATATGACAGTGGGTTAAAAATGATTCTGGTGGGTTGAAAAAATAATTATTGATTCTGTATAGTTACTTTCTTAAAAATTACCACGATGGGTTAAAAATGATTTTTCGCATTTTTTAAACCGTGTGTTAAAATAAAATTATTTATTCGTCGTATTAACTTTCATATAAATACTGTGGTGGGTTAATTATGGTTTTGGTGGGTTAAAAAATAAATTATTTATTCGTCATATATACATTTTATTTTTTTAAACCCACCAAACAGAATTATTTAAATTTCGAGAGAGAGAGATAGTATAAAAATACCAACTCTAAATCAAGTCTTCCATAAAAAGTTTCTTTCTTAATTTAAAACATGATTTCTCTCTCCTAATTTTAAATTCCTCCTAAATGGTGGGTTAAAATAACCAAAAGTAATTATATCAACCAAATAATTTATTTTTTAACCCACCAAGATGATATTTAATCCATAATTTACGGTGGGGGTAAAAACAACTAAAAGTAAATATACAACATAAATAATTTCATTTTTAACTCCACCAAAATATTAATCCAGAATAATCCAGAATAATCCATAATTTTATTTTGGATATAATTTCAAAAAAGTTAATATAAGTACTGAATAATTTATTTAGGAATCTAGAATTAATCCAGAATTTATTTTATGGATTCCTAATTAAAAAGTAAATATAACTCGTGATTAATTTAACATTTAATCCATAATTTCAGTTAAAAAATAAAATTCCAATAGTTTTTATCCATCATTAAAATATAGATAAAATATGGAGCAACAAAAAAAATTTAATCCATATATATTTCAAAATTTAATCAATAAAGTTTCAAATCTAAAATTAAAAGAACAACTTTCACAACTTCAAAATAATTTAGAAAGATTAGATACTAAATTAAATGAAAATTTAGGAAAAATTCATTTTTTAAATGTTGTTATGAAGAAATATTTTTCAACTAATATGACAGATGATTTTTCAAAATTAGAAAACAATATGAATGATGTTGAAAATAAAATAAATGATATTCTTGAAAAAAACTATATCAAAACTCCTGATAAAATGTACATTGAAAAAAAAACTTCAAGTGATTGGAGTATTCTATTAAATATTTATTCATTATTTTTAAAAGAAAATGAAACATTTAAAAATTTAAATAACAATGAAATTACAACCAAAGAAATACAAGAAAAAATTAATGAAAATTTAATAGGAATTTTAAAATTTAAAGAATTACTTTTATCACTTCACGAACTTCTTTATAATGGCATTGATACTTTACAAAATTTCATTTATGATAACTATAATGTTAAAGATTTAACGATTGTTGATAATAATATTTCACAGGATGAAAAATTTTTAATAATTTCTCCAAATAAAAAAATCAATGAAATTAATTATGGCTACAATGAATTTGTTCTTAATACAATTCAAAATACTATTAAACAAACTCAAAATAAAGTCACATCAATTTATGATTTTTCAGGAATGATACAAGATATGAAAAAAGTATATCAAAAAATCGATGAATTTGTCGATAAGAAATATTTTGATATTCAGGATGGTGGTAATAATATTACTACATTATTATATCAAATTAATATTAATTTGCAATTTTGCGGAAAAATGATGAATGATTTAAAAATTGCTTTTTCCAAATATCAACATTTATGGTTAAGATTTAATAATTATTTTTCATATCAAATTTTGTGTCTATCTATTCGTAATAAACCTCAACGAATTTATAATTATATTGATTTGGAAATAATACAAAAATATTCTAAAATAATTAAAAAAATTATTAATCAATTCAATTCATATCTGAATTTGGAAAATTCACCAGATAAAACTGCCATTGATTATTTTAATTTTTATCATTACATGACAGTAAAAAAAATGGATAAATTCTTGGATTTTCTAATTCAAAATTTACAAAATGATAAATTAATTAACATTCCAAAATGTCATAATCAAATATTGGATAATTTTATTATATTTAATCAATTCAAAGATATTTTAGATGTGTATGAAAAAACATTGAAAAAATAAATATATATAAATGTATACTATATATATTTAACTAAAAATGGTTATTTATAGTTGTGAGAAATGTGGAAAAGAATTTAATCAAAAAAGTCATTACCAAAAACATATGATGAAAAAACTTCCATGTATCAATGAAAATAAACTTAAAGAAATGATTACGGAAGTTGTGAATGAAAAATTTAATGAAATTCAAAAAGAAAAAAATCACAAATCAAACGATAATAAAAACACAGAAGTATCAACTATGACAGTAAAACATGAGTTGGGACAATATTTTACAACAAATATTGAACTTAAAAAAAAAGTATATGAATTCATTTTGAATGAACCTTCCAATATTTTGGAACCATCGATTGGACAAGGTGATCTGGTTACATTTATTACAGAACAAAAACCAAATATTACATTTGATATGTATGAAATAGATACCAAAATAAAAATGTTGGATAAAATACAAAAAGATAAAATTATTTATGGTGATTTTATGAAAATACCAATTACAAAAAAATATAAAACGATTATTGGTAATCCTCCTTATGTAAAAACAAAAAAAGGTAACTTATATATTGATTTTATTGAAAAATGTTATAATTTATTAGAAATTAATGGAGAATTAATATTTATCGTTCCTTCTGATTTTCTTAAATTAACATGTGCTTCTAAATTACTCAACGAAATGATGACAAATGGAACATTTACACATATTTATCATCCTAATAATGAAAAAATGTTTGAAAATGCATCAATTGATATTATTATTTTTCGATATTTTAAAAACAATACTAATGAAAAAAAAGTTTTATACAATGATGAATTATTATGCATCACAAATAGTGATGGATTGATTACTTTTAATAAAAATGAAAATAATAATAGTATTATGTTTAAAGATTATTTTGATATTTATGTAGGACTAGTTAGTGGAAAAGAAGAAGTTTATAAAAATGAAGAACTTGGAAATATTGAAGTTCTGAATGGAAAAGATAAAAATGATAAATATATTTTCATTGAAGAATATCCTTGTGAGAATAAAAAAATCAATGAATATTTATTAGAACATAAACAAGAACTTATTAATAGAAAAATTAGAAAATTTAATGAAAATAATTGGTTTGAATGGGGTGCTCCGAGAAATATTACTTCTATAAATAAAAATTTAGGTAAAGAATGCATTTATCTTTATAATTTAACAAGAAAATCAAATGTTGCATTTTCAGGAGATGTTAAATATTTTGGAGGTAGTTTAATTATGCTCAAACCAAAAAAGAAATGTAATATGAAAAATATAATTTCATACATCAATAGTAATACTTTTAAAGATAATTTCATGTTCTCTGGAAGATTTAAAATAGGACATCGTCAAATTTGTAATTCATTCATTCCAAATGAATACTTATGATTCCAATTTTCTCATATTTGCCATAAAAGTTTCTTTCCAACTTGGTTTAGGTTTTTGTAAGCATTCAACAAATAATTTTATTTTTTTATTTATATTTTCGTATTTGAATGAACGATTTTTATTCCAACATATTTGAAATGGTAAATTATTGATATTCGGTGTTAAAACACTTAATCCTTTAACACTATTAACAATTACATCACTGTTATCTTTTTTATTTAAGACAACAAAATAATAATCTTTTTTATTATTTTTATTGTATTTTTGATTTTTAAGTTTTTTGAAAAGTATCTCACTCATTTTTCCATTTTCATATGATTTACTTCTATGAATATCAAGTTCTTCATCAGTATAAGAATATACACACATTGCTAAATTTCCAGTATTATCACTTGTTATTGTAGTTGTAGTTTTTATATTTACTGGAATCCATCCATAAATATAATCAAAAACTAAAATATCATACCACATTCTAATTTTTGGTTTCTTAATCCTTTTTCCAAAATTTTTAATCAATAATTTAATAATTTCATCTTCATCAATACAACTATTTATTCTACCATCTTCATTTTCATTCGAAAATTTCAAAGTTGATACTTTTAGATATTCTTGAATTTTATACATAATTAGTGGTAATCTTTTCAATCGGAATATACATCCGCGAAACCATTTTTGTATTTTAATTATTTTATTTTCATCAATTGATAATAATGATAATGATTGTGTTAATTTTTCTATTTGAGACTCCATATTTTTCCAGTAATAATCATCATTATGTGACAAATATTTTACTTTTTCATTTTTTTATAGAATAATTTCTTATCGAAAAAATGAAATTTTTATTTTATGATATATTATAATTAAATATATCATTAATGACCTATTGGTGTTATATTTTAACATATATTGATGATAATATATTATCAAATATAGTAGAAAAACAATATATCACGATACCTATAAAAAGAAAACTTGATAAAGAACATATTATCTTATTTTACATTAAAAATTCAAATAATGGTTTTATCGGTTATGTTAGAACACGAGGAATAATAGAAAATAATATCATTAAAAATAAAACTAAAATAGAAATTTTTAAAGATAAATTAATGAATACTTATAGAGTTCCAATTTCATATTCAAAATTTTTAAATAAAAGAATTAAAAAAATTCATATTTGGGGTGAAAATAAATTATTGATGAAAGAATTTAAAAAATATTCTATAAGTGGAGAAGTTTTTCATCAAGTTTCAGATGAATTAGGAATATCAACACGAGCATATTTAAAAAATTATGAGGAAGTTGATATTTCAGAAAAACCCCCAGAAATTGTGAAAGAAATTAAACCCGAAATTGTAACATCAAAATTTATTATTCCAATTATGATTGTACCGTGTCAAAAATTTCACCATAAATTTAAAAAAATAGATCCTGATGAAAAAATTCAATGGATATTTGAACATATCACGTTTTGTAAAAAATGTGATATTACTAATAATAATGATCGTGTTTCAATCGATATGATTTATGGTAAAACTATGTCATATTATAAAATGA